ACAGGCTCCGGCCCAGTTGCAGACGCAGTTTGAACCTGATCAGGTTGAGGCACGAGTTGCTCAGGTTGAGGCTGAGTTGATTAAGGAAATAACGCCGTTGATGACGTACAAGGGCGCGGATGAAGGCAACGAAGATCCTTTAGTGGATATTCGCATGAAGGAGCTTTCGATCAAGGAGATGGAAGCCAATCACAAGGCGGCGATTGATCAAGCCAAATTGGAACTGGAAGGAATGAAGGTTGAGCAGCGGGCGGTAACGGACGCGGCTCGATTAGAGTTGCAGGAGCAGATTGCGGATGATCGGACTGATGTGAACCGCGAGCGCATAGATGTGCAACGTCAAGCTGTGGAGCAAAGAAATGCCTCTCAAGGAGGGTAAATCACAGGGTGTTATCAGCCAGAACATCAAGACAGAAATGGCTGCTGGAAAACCGCAAGATCAAGCGGTTGCTATTGCGTTGAGCAAAGCGGGTAAAAGTAAATATTCTTCTGGCGGTATGGTTAACAAGCGGTTTAGTCCGATAGCCCGACCACAGAGGTTTGTCGGAGAGTTCTAGTGTTGTGCGCTCTCACCGCAGTGTTGGTGGGGATGTCGGGCGGAGACATGCACAAGGCGTGTGTGTACCGTTGTCCAAGGGAACTATCTCATTTTTACTATCATTACCCGTACATTGTGCGGATACCGTATGACTATCGGTGTCCTCCTGTAGCCAGAGTGGGTAAGGTTTTATGATAGAAGTTTTAGCATTGGCTGGGGCTGTCACTAAGATAGCTGGCGGGATTAGTAGTGCCGTGCAAGCTGGCAAGGATATGAACTCTATTCTGCCTCATTTTGGAAAGCTGGCGAAATTAGAAGCCGACATAGCTGTTGCAGAATCGGGCAAGCACAAGGGGCCACTCGGAAGATTGACTTCCAGTGAAGAGGAAGGTTTTGCTATAGCGCAAGCTAAAATGGCGCACAAAGAAGCTATGGAGACGCTTCGCAGCCATTGCCGCTTATATGGGCCCCCAGGCATGTGGGACTTGGTTGTGCGTGAACAGGCAGAAGCAAGAAAACGCCAGAAACAAGCCTTGGAAGCCCAAGCCGCAGCTAGGGATAGATTGTTTTGGGGTATTTCATTGGCGATAGGTGTTACAATTTTCTTGGGAGGAACCGCGGCAATGGTCTGGGGCGTGGATAAATTGGCTAATGGCTGACGGTGTGTCTGGTATAGGCAACGCGCCGTTTAATGTGGGAAGCGACATACACGCGCAAACGAGGGCGCGTGAGCGTATAGAGACGCATTTAGCGGAGCAACGTGTAGAAAAAGAACATAGGGCTAATCACGCGCATTTAGAGGGCCTTGTAAAGCAAAGATTGGACTTACAGGAAACTTATGATAGGTTTGGCCGCAAGACCAATGCGGATAGGCCGCAGGGAACAAAGTTAAACATAGAGGTGTAACATGGCAAATACCTTTGAAAAGATTTTGCAATACCGCTTGATGCCCCGTATTATGATGTTCGTCATGATGGTGATGTACATTCGCGTAATTAATTGGGGAATGACGCTTGATGATTTATCAACCCAACAATCAGCGATGATTTCGGTAGTCAGCGGAGCAATGACTGGAACAATAGCTGTTTGGTTGAGTTCTGAGAAATGAGTATCTTTACCGCTGCATTAGGGCCGATAGCCAACCTTGCGGGATCGTGGCTACAGGGTAAGGCTGATAAGAATGCTGCTGCTGCGGAGCTAAAGCTCACAGAGGCCAAGGCTAAGGCGCAGATACTTTTGTCTGAAAAGACAAGCGTTGCCGACTGGGAGCGCATTATGGCGGAGGGCGCAAAATCAAGCTGGAAGGATGAGTGGTTCGTAGTAATCTTGTCTATCCCATTGATTTTATGTTGGATTCCGGGTGCTGAAGGTTGGGTTGACCGTGGTTTTGCGCAGCTTTCCAAGGCGCCGGACTGGTATTTTTACAGCCTTGGAATTGCAATTTCAGCGAGTTTCGGTGTGCGCGGGGCGCAAGCCTTTTTTAAGAGGAAGTAACATGAGCGAGTTTAAGTTAAGTAGGCGCAGCCTTGATCGGCTTGAGGGCATTGATGATCGACTACAGGCGGTGATCAAGATGGCGATAACCATGACCAAGACCGATTTCGGAGTGGTTCAGGGGATGAGAACCATTGAGCAGCAGAAAGAGCTTGTTGCTAAAGGGGCTAGTCAGACGATGAAGTCTAAGCACCTTGAGGGTAAGGCTTTCGATATTATGGCCTTCATAAATGGGAGAGCGAGTTGGGAACTCTCTGTCTATGATGATCTTGCTGACGCTATCAAAGAAGCGGCGATACAGCTAAACGTTCCTATTTGTTGGGGTGCAGCGTGGGGCACACCCGAGATGTCGTATCCAATGGACATTCGCAAGTGGGAAGGTACAATGGAAGAAGCAATGAATGCGTATATAGACTTGCGCAGATCACAGGGGCGTCGTCCGTTTATCGATGGTCCACATTTTGAACTAATAGATTAGGAGACTGACATGTCTGCACCAAAGAAATCCCCTCGACCCAAAGCTCGGCCCACTAAAAAGTCCAATATGAAGGACGCGATAGATAAAGCTGTACGGGAGGCTTTAAACGATGATCTTCCTCCTGGCGTGGATTATTACGGAGAAGACGGAAAACTACGAAGCCCAGAACGTGATTATATGAATGGTGGCATGGTTCGTCGAGGTTATCGCAGTGGTGGGGAAGTTCAAGCTCGCGGATGCGGAGCAGCCCAGACAAGTGGCTTTGGTGGCGGAGACACATACTGATGCCAATTATTTCGATCAGCATTCTACCGGATGGTATTCCGGTAGATAAGATGCAGGGCGGTGACGACGATGGTCCTAGCTGCCCAGTAGCTACGCAGGACATTGAGGTTAACGACGTTAACAAGATGTATGCTGTGGATGAAGCAAGTTATCGTGATCCCGCGGATGACGGCGGATTTATGCTGACAGAGATTTGCGGAAACTGCGGTGCGTATAATCAAACCGAAGACATGATGGAGTGTATTGGGGACGAATCTGGTGACACAGGTTACTGTCAAATATACAAATTTATGTGCAGCGCGGATCATACCTGTGAAGATTGGGTGTCTGGCGGACCGATAACAGCTAACGCCGAAGGTTCAGAAAGAGATATTCTTTAATGGACGGTGTTGATTTCGCGAAATATATGTATAAGCTACTACGAGAGCGCGAACAAGATATTGCAAGTGCTTTGGGAATGGATGCTGCCAAAGACTGGGAGCACTATAAACTCATGGTAGGTGAGATACGGGGCCTGACCTACGCTCGTGAGGAATTAAAAGCCCTGCTGGAGAAACACGCTGACGATGTCGAAGACTTTATATCTTCCTGAACATGTCGCGCAGAAAATGAACAAGGAAAAGAAGGAGGCTTCTGCCGACTCTAGTCCTGTTGAAAGCGCATATGTAGATGCCAAAGAAAAGGTGCTTGACCCTTCTCTTTTGGATAAACCCCTTACAGAACGACTACCACAGCCTACAGGCTGGCGTGTGTTGGTGATGCCTTATCAGGGCGCAACCAAGACGCAGGGTGGTATATATATTCCTGATGAGGTTCGGGACCGAGAAGCGGTTGCTACGGTTGTAGCATACGTTCTCAAGGTTGGCCCCCTAGCATATCAAGACCCTAATAAATTTGGACCGGAGTGTGAGCCTTGGTGCAAAGAGGGTGCGTGGGTATGTATTGGTCGGTACGCCGGATCCAGGTTCAAGATTGATGGTGGAGAGGTTCGCATTATAAATGATGACGAAGTGATTGCCACAATTTTAGAGCCTGACGACATTAAGCACGTTTAGGAGAAATATATGTCACAGGAAAATGAAGAGGTCCTTGATGATGAGGACACTGGCGTTGAAGTAGAGATTGAATCTACAGAACCCGAAAAAGAAGAAGCCGCTGCGAAAGTTCAAGTTGAGAACGAGAACGAGAGTGGTGGAGACGATGAACTGGAGAATTACAGTAGTAAGGTCCAGAATCGAATTAAGAAACTGACGGAAAAGTACCGTAAAGAGGAACGTGATCGGGAAGAAGCTGTACGCATGGCGCAGCAGCTTTTAAGCGAAAACACCAACCTCAAGACCCGCATGCAGAACTTGGACAAGGGTTATCTTGCTGAGTATGGCACTCGTCTGGACACGCAGATTGCGGCGGCAAAGAAGCTTTACCGTGAGGCGTATGACGGTGGTGACACCGAGAAGATGTTGGAAGCTCAAGAGTCTTTGTCTAAGATGTCTATTGAGCAGGAGCGTTTGAGATTAGCCAAGCAAAGGTCTGATAGAACTCCTCCTCCGCAACAAGAAGTACCGCAGCAACAAATGGCCCCGCAGCAGCAACAGCAGCAGCAGCCCGCCCCTAAAGCCGATCCGAAAGCCCAAGGTTGGGCGGAAAAGAACGATTGGTTTGGGACTGACGAGGTCATGACTTATGCGGCGTTTGGTATTCATCGCAAGCTAGTTGAAGAAGAAGGGTTTGACCCGACAGCCGATGAGTATTATACTGAAGTTGATCGTAGAATGCGTTCGGAGTTTCCGCACAAGTTCAAAACGTCGAAATCGAGTGGAGCACAGGTCGCACCTGCTGGCGCTTCAGCAACTCGCAGTACAGCAAAATCAGGGCGCAGGTCGGTGAAACTATCACCATCACAAATTGCGATGGCGAAACGTCTGAACGTACCGCTTGAAGAATATGCAAAATATGTGAAGGAGTAATGATATGACTGACAGAAAATCTCGCGCAAGCGAAACACGCGAACTAGACTCGCGCAGAAAACCCTGGGCGCCGCCCAGTCACCTTGCAGCACCTGATGCCCCAGAGGGGTTTGTGCATCGTTGGATACGAGTTGCAATGCGTGGTGAGGAAGACAAAATGAATGTCAATGCCAAGCTACGAGAAGGATGGGAACCTGTCCGGAAAGATGAATATCCAAACTATGAAGCTCCCGTTATCGACGATGGTCGTTACGAGGGTGTAATAGGACAAGGCGGACTGATGCTGTGCCGTATACCTGTTGAAACAGTAGCAGAAAGAACTGCATATTACGGGGGCAGAACCCGCGAACAAATGACTGCTGTAGATCAGGACCTTATGAAGGAACAACATCCTTCTATGCCGATAAGTAATAGTCGGCAAAGTCGTGTATCGTTCGGAGGTTCTCGTAGAGACTCCGACTAATTGAAAGAGGATTGCTACAATGGCAAACAGTAACGGTGCTTTCGGACTTCGTCCGATTGGTGTAGTCGGTCAGGCTACAAACACCACTGGTGCGACCGAGTATCGTATCGCCTCTGGAAACACTAACGCGATTTACCAAGGTTCACCCGTAATTCCGCTGTCAACAGGCTTTATTGATATTGTTGGCGCGGCTGCTGGTGGAACGGTAGGTCTACTTGGTGTGTTCTGGGGATGCGAATATGTATCGTCCACCACTGGTGAGACTATTTTCTCAAATAGCTGGCCCGGTTCTGGCGCGGATTCTAATCATCCCGTCAAAGCCTTCGTGTATGACAACCCAATGCAGACATTTGTTATCTGCTCAGACGCTTCACTAACTAGCGAAGCAACTGCGCGGGGTCATGTGTTCGCAAACGCAAACTTTGCGGCTGGTGCTTCTGGTTCTTCAACCACAGGTATCTCATCTGCTAAGTTGGGTGTTAGCACAATCGCCGCCACGGCAGCATTGCAACTGCGTATTATGGGTATTCAAAATGACCCAGAAAATGCAGACTTTACTGCGGCTGGTATCCCTGTAATTGTTCGATTGAATAACAGTTTCAACTCCGCCAACGGCGCGATTGTTGCTGGTACTCCATCGACTACTGGCGTTTAAGGAGGTCTAAAGAATGGCTATTTCTCGCGCACAACTAGCGAAAGAGCTAGAACCGGGCCTCAACGCGTTGTTTGGTATGGAGTACAATCGGTACGAAAACCAACACGCGGAGATCTACACAACAGAATCTTCTGATCGAGCATTCGAAGAGGAAGTTATGTTGAGTGGGTTCGGAGCGGCACCTACCAAATCGGAAGGTTCCTCTGTCAACTTTGACGACGCTAACGAGGCCTACACTGCTCGTTACAACCACGAAACTATTGCGCTGGCATTCTCAATCACTGAGGAAGCTATCGAAGACAATCTGTATGATCGTCTTGGTTCGCGTTATACTCGTGCGTTGGCTCGTTCAATGGCTCACACAAAGCAAGTTAA